CCAGCTGAAGCAAAAGTTATAAAAGAAATTATAAGAGTCTTTAAAAAGGGAATGTCCCCTTCACTATCAAAAGCTGGTTTATTCTTAGGCGCTCCAAACGTATTTAAACTTAAATACATTTATACAGGTAAAGGTGATAAAAAAGAAGACCACCCATACTTAAATAAAATTAAAGTTGCTGCTCTTCGTGATTTTTCCGTGAATTATACTCCAGATGGAAACTATATGACTTATGGTGGTGAAGTTGCTGAAGGGCAAGGTTCTATGACTCAATATGATTTAAGTATGACATTTGGTGAAATTGATCCAGTATACGCACAGGATTATGATGATGATCAAGGTAAAACCGGTATGGGATGGTAAGCTATGTCTTCTTACTTTAGATTTGTTCCAAACATAGATTATATTAACAGAACTCGTGACTCGGCAACAGATATTAATCAGTTTATAACGACAAAAAATCTTTTCAAAAGAGTTAAACTAAGATCTGATATTTTTGCAAATATAAACTTCTTTACGAAATATCAAATTATAGGTGATGAAAGACCTGATAATGTGGCATTCAAAGTTTATGGAGATGAAATTCTTGATTGGGTTATATTATTATCAAATAATATACTCAATATTCAGACCGAATGGCCATTGACACAAACTTCATTTGATAAGTATCTAAATGAAAAATATGGATCTGGTATTGATAATCTAGATGAAATTTACAATATAATATTCAATGGAGTCCATCACTATGAAACTATTGAAGTAAAAGATTCTAGAGGCGTGATTCAATTAAAAGAAGGTATTGTCTTTACGCCAAGTTATGCGGATGACTCAACGACAGAACGATTTCCAACATTCAAGATAGAATACTTTGATCCTATAATTGGGGCAAAAGTCACAAAAGAGCGAGAAAAAATATTCAGGGCAGTTACTAACTATGAATATGAATCTAAAATTGAAAATGATAAAAGATCAATCTTCGCATTAAAACCACAATATTTAAATGTCATATTAAATGATATTGAAAAAGTTCTACCATATGTGGAAGGAAGTTCTCAGTATATCAGTCCGTTCCTGAAGAGAGTTGATGATATTAGACTATATCAATAAAAAAGGAGGGTTTCCCCTCCTTAAGAATCAGAAATCTGCTAGTTTCTGGAAGTAAGATAGAGCATCATCCTCATCTTCATCATCAGAACTTGAAGAAAGATTGCTTAGTTCTTTCTTCATAGCATCTGGAACTGGAGGTGCTGCTTTGCTACGAGCATAAGACTCTTCCAGTTCATCCTGGATTCGGGACTCTACAGTCTCTCGTGGAGTATAGCGTTCATACTCATCTTCCTCAGCAACTTGCGTCTTAGCAGCACCCTTTTGCCCGAGAACATACTTCAGACGCTTTTCAAGATCCTCATAGGATTTGAATTGATCAGGAGCAGTTACGGCAGCAAGAGAATACTCTTTCTTCCAAAGTGCCTCTAGAGCATCATCGTCATCCAGAAGAGGAGCAACACGGTCAAACTCAGACTTATCGTAGTTCCAGTAACCATCTTTCTTGACCAACTTCAGTTTGAAGTTAGCACCTTGCCAGAAGTCAAAGGGATTGATAGGAGTTTCATCTTCAAACTCAGGTTGCATTGCTTCCATAATCTTATCAAAGATCTTCTTACCATACTTGAAGAGGAAGACTTTGCCTTCATTCGCAGGATTAGCAGGATCCTTTACAACATAGATGTTGCTGAAATAAGATAGTTTACGCTTCTGCTTACGGACAGTTTCTTTATCTTTATCACTACCACTGTTCCACAGTTCGCGATTGTGCTCACTTACAGGATCTTTTTGTCCAATAGTAGTTAGGGAATTTTCAATATACCAACCACCAGGACCCTGGAAAGCGTGGGTATAAAGTTTTGCCCAGGGAAGTTCTTCTCCCTCAGGTGCGGGGAGGAAACGAATAACAGCATAACCGTTTCCTGTTTTATCCATTTCTGGTTTCCACAGACGCTCATCAGCGCCTCCAGAAGTTGTGCTCATCTTCTCAACTTCTTTTACCAGTTTTTGAGTCAGAGAACCAAGTTTGGATTGTTTTTTTAGATCTGAAAAGGACATTAAGTTACCTCGGATTTAGTTGGATTTGGCTTTTGTGTACCCCGATATTCTACAGGTCGGAACCTGCTTTGTCAATCTGGTTTCTCATGGAATCAAGCAACTTGGACATACTACCGAAAATGGTGTTCATATCAGTGTTTGGTGGCATACCCATCATCACAGCAGATTCCATAATTCGGTTCTTCATTACCTTCGCTTCTGGATCATCAGACAAACTCAATCGTGTATACAGAACCATCTGCTTGTCGAGAAGTTTTTGTAGAACATCTACATGACGAACTTTTTGTTCTTTGCTCATAGAAGGAAATTTAAAAACATTCTCATAAATTTCTTCTTGGAGTTCGGATATTTCAGTCATCTCTGCTCTGACGACTTCTGAATCAAAAAAACTCATTTTTCTCCCACAACTACTTCTTTTAATATTTTTTTGTATCGGAATACATCTGTATTTAGAAAGGGTGAGTATTTTTTCATCCTCATTGATGTGAACTCCCAGATAGGATCTTTCAGTTTTACGTCAAAATCTTTCTTGTATGCAAGAATCCTATCAAGAATTAACATTGTCTCTATGGAGACTGTACCTTCTAAATGAAGTTTAAGAATCTTCGGGTGCCTATTTCCATCAATCTTAAACATATCATCAAAATTTTTTGAGGAAAAAATAGATCCAACCTCTTCTTTAAACAAGTAAGAAAGAGATTGGATCCTACGCTGCCATTCTGTATAACGTAATTCACCTTCTTTGATAATTTCTCCAATCCATAATGATTGGGGATCATTGCAAGAGACGAAATTGGCAACAAAAAACTTTTCTATTTCATCATCAGTTTTGTTTCTTGCGATTTTTTCAAACCAAAAACGATCTTTACGATTGTAGAAAGTTTTTATAGTTGCTCTGCTTTTACCACAGTACTTATGGTAGTCATAACTGTTCTTGGTGAAGTGATTTTTAATCGCAAGATATACTTTATAAGCGTCAAAGGGCATCATTTAAAAAGTAATAAGAGTAAATTTTTGCCGGGAAAATTTCCCTACCAAAAATGAATTAAAAAAGCAATTTTGCCCGAGAACTTTTCTTCAGGAAGTTTAATTCCATTGCTTCACACTTGATCTTCTCTTTCAATGGTTTTGAAAGAAGCTTGGGTACGGATTCAACGTCAATATTGTTTCGTTCACAAAAGTAAACTATGGCATCAATGTACCCCATTTCTGGATTTGTTTGAACTATTTTTTCTACTTCTTGGGCGAACCTAGAAGGACAAAAAAACTTTGACTTGAGAACTTCTTCTAATTCATTCTTCATTTCTAATTGAACTATTGGTGACAAATTCTTTTATATAACGAACTAGTAATTTAATATAGTCGTTTTTGTTCCTTTTGTCAAATACCTGCACTTCACCACCTGGAGTGACCATGATGGTGATCAATTTGGTAATAGGGATTTGAGTCATTTCATAATATGCTGATGCGTAAAACATCTCCTGGACGAAATAATTCTCAATCCACTTTTCTGGTTTAATTTTTTCTGATGTTTTAAAGTCAATTACTGCGAGTTCACCCTCGTACTCTGCGATACAATCTACTCTTCCCGCTAATCCAAAGTATTCGGAATATAAAGTTCTTTCAATTGCATGAATATTATTTATCTTGTCAAGTTCATTTTTAGCGTGATAAAACATAAACTTTGTTAAGGGTTGGTAATTATTCCAATTTACCTCCTTATTTTCAAGATAATCTTGACACACTTCGTGAAAGTCTGTTCCTCTTGTTGTTGCTTTTTTGGTGATTCTATTTGCTTCCTCAATTCCAACACGCTTCCGCCAATCAATAAAGATTTGGCGATTATAAAATGATGTGACTGAAGTGATAGAAGGCACCCACTCGCCATTTGGTAGATGGTACAAGCGGATGCCGTTTGCTTCTTTCTTTTCTAATTCAATGTCACCTAGAAAATTACAATGATTAAAAGACATATTATGGATTGAGTTGTGTTTTAGCAATAATGTATTCTTTGACTAGTCCTGAACGAACAATATCCTCTACTCCAAATTCAATTACATCAAACGATGGCATAATACGAAGAATTCTCATAAAGTCAATGATTCCATTCTTTTCGTTCGTCTTGATAAGATCTGATTGAGTGGCATCACCACAGAACATAATCTTACTATTCTCACCTACACGAGTGATAATAGAATCTAGTTCGTGGAAGTTTAGATTCTGGAATTCATCTACGATAATGATAGCATTATCCAGAGTAGTTCCCCGAATAAAAGAAGTACTCCAAAAACTAATCGTGCCTTGAGTTTTAAG